TAGAGAACGAACAAAGCATTGACGCTGACTACACTATTGCAGCAACTAAGAACGCTGCAAGCATAGGTGACATAGAGATTAGCACTGGCGTTACAGTAACTGTGACAAGCGGTGGAAACTGGGTGATCTTATGAGTACGTTAAGAGTAGACAGCATACAAGACACTACTGGTGCTGATAATCAAGGCAAGATATTACAAGTCACATACGACAGTACAGCACGTCCAAAATTTAGTGCATCAGTGTCAACACTTACTGATACTGGTTTTGAAGTATCTATTACGCCTAAATTTGCAAATAGTAAAATTAAAATAGACTTTGCTGCGTCAGTATTATCTTCTGGTCACTATGTTGCTATGGATATTTATAGAAACGGAACAACAGGTTTAAGTGGAGATTCTGCTAACGGTCTTACAGGAAGTGTAGCTTATTACACAGCGTTTTGGCAAAACGTATCTATGTTTATAATTGATTCTCCAAACACAACTTCTACAGTTACTTATAATATTTTTGCAAAAACTTATTCTGGAACAGTCACTATTGGAGGTGCTGGCGTAGGTGCGACAAGTACTGTTTATCCAAACTGTGTTCTTTTATCAGCTACGGAGATCGCACAATGATTAACTTAGATGGAGTTGCTGACAAAGTAGATGCGATTGTTTCTTTACGTCCTGACGCACAATGGGCAATGCGTGGTAATGAGCTTGAGTGGTTAGACACAGAGCAAACACAGCCGACTGACGCAGAGATAGACGCTGAAGTAATTAGACTACAAGCTGAATACGATGCTAAACAGTACGCAAGAGACAGAGCAACTGCTTATCCATCAATCCAAGAACAACTCGATATGCAGTACTGGGATAGTGTAAATGGTACGACTACTTGGAAGGATGCTATTGAGGCTGTTAAGACGGAGAATCCTAAGCCATGAGTACAATCAAGGTAGACACAATTAAGAACACCAGCAACGTAGAAGTTTATACCTGCAAGGCGTGGGTTAACTTTGATGGTCAAGTAGCATCATCTAATATGATTAGAGGCTCAGGAAATGTTTCAAGCATTACCGATCATGGCACTGGTGATTATACAGTCAATTTTCAAAACAACATGACTGACGCAAATTATTCTACTGTTTACACAACTGGTCATTGGTCTGGTTCAAATTATTGGGGGCCAATAGCTTATACAAATACTCAATCAACTTCAGGAGTTAGGATAAGAAATAATTTTGATGGTGGTACTTTTTATGATGCCCCAACAAATAACATTGCAGTCTTTAGGTAAATCAAATGAGTACACTTAAAACAGGAAAAGTAAAGACAACAACAATAGCTGACGAGTTAGACACAGAGTCTACTGCGGTCACTAATGTGATTAACGGATCTGCAAAGGCATGGGTTAACTTTAATGGTACTGGAACAGTTGCTATTAGAGGATCGTTTAATGTAAATAGCATTACCGATAACGGAACTGGTGATTATACAGTTAACTTTGAATCTGCTATGGAAGATGCTAACTATGTAATAACGTCAATTAGTGCAGATATTTCTACAGCAGGTCTTGGAAGTTTTGGAATTTTATCGTCAACAACTCCTACAACATCTTCTGCACGTTTAGGAACTGTAAATGGTAGTAATTCTTTTTACGATTATTCGTACTGTATGTATGCGTTTCATAGATAAACTAAAGAGGAAATTATGGATAAGAGAATTATATATCCCACAGATGACGGAGGAGTTGCAGTCATAGTACCTGCTCCTAACTGTGGATTAACAATAGAACAGATCGCAGAGAAGGATGTACCTACTGGTAAGGCGTATCAGATTGTAGATGTAGCTGACATTCCTAGCGATAGAACTTTTAGAAATGCTTGGGAGTACTCATAATGCCGATTGTAACTAACTTAACTAAAGCAAAGACTATTGCACATGAGATGCGTAGAGCTAACCGTGAGGAAGAGTTTAAGCCACACGATGACATCATAGCTAAGCAGATCCCCAGTGCTGATGCTGACGCTGCTGAGACTGCTAGGGCTGCTATCAGGACTAAGTACGAAACAGTTCAGACTGACATCGATGCTGCTGCGGATGTAGACGCACTTAAAACTGTTGTGGAGAATATGTAATGAGTAGAGTTGTTATTCAGGGAGATGCTAGTGGGACAGGTGACTTTACCATTGCTGCCCCTAATAGCAATACAGATAGAACTCTGACGTTACCTGATGTTACAGGAAATGTAGTAACTACAGGTGACACATCAACAGTTACTGAGACAATGATTAACGGATCTCTTGGTAAAGTGTTGCAAGTTGTTAGCACAAGTGGCCCAGCGTCAACAGTTTCTAAAACAGGTGCTGGTTCTCTAGAGATAATTAATGCTGCAATAACACCAAGCAGTACATCTAGTAAAATTTATATTGCGGCTACATGTGGTGGAGTTGGTGTTGGAGGTTCAAATACTTGGATTCAAATACAGATTTGGAGAGATGCTTCAAATATAAAAAATGGCCCATATGGTGGGGATTTGTCAGCTAATGCATCACATATACTTGCAGTAAATCATTTAGATTCTCCAAGTAGTACAAGCGCAATAACATATAGATTGCAATTAGAAAGAGTTTCTTCAGGAACAAATGGATGGGATGCTCCAGCTAGTAGAGCATCAATTACACTTATGGAGATTGCTGGATAATGACTAGAAACGAAGCAGTTTTTCAACTTAATGCAACAGTCGATCACATTCGAGGTGATGTTGCTTACGATGCTAATGGTGATGTAGTGACAGTAGATTTAGCTGCTGCTCAGACATTAGCAGATTCTAAAGCATACGTTGAACAACGAGTGTTAGAGTATCCAGCAATAGGCGATCAACTAGACGCACTGTATCACGCTGGTGTGTTTCCTGATGACATGGCTGCACAGATTCAAGCGGTTAAAAACAAGTATCCAAAAGGTTAATTATGAGTACAATCGCAGTCAATGCAATTACAGATGCTAACGGTGGAGCTACCACAACGATCAACAGTGTCACGCCTAATGCTAATAACGTAATTGGTAAGAACAAAATTATTAATGGCAACATGGCGATTGACCAGAGGAACGCTGGTGCTGCTGTTACTACTACTTCAGGATACACATTAGATCGATGGAGAGTATATGAGCAATCTGCTGGGGCAATGTCTTTTCAACAAGTTGCTGACGCTCCTGATGATTTTAAATATTCTTTAAAAGTAACTACTACAACAGCGGACGCTTCTGTAGATGCAGCAGACTACAATGTAGTTTTGCAACGTATTGAAGGCACTTCTGTTTCTGATTTAAATTATGGCACATCGGCTGCTAAAACAACTACGTTATCTTTCTATGTTAAGTCATCATTAACAGGAACATTTGGTGGCTCTTTTCGTAATAACGGTGGTGATCGTTCGTATCCTTTTACATACACAATTAGTAGTGCTAATACTTGGGAAAGAAAAACAATTACTATTGCTGGAGATACTACTGGAACATGGGTAACAGATACAGGAACGGGATTACAAGTTAATTTTGGTTTAGGTGTAGGCACTACTTACACAGGAACTGCTGGAGCATGGGTAGGTGCAGGTAATTTTTCTGCTGATAGTTCTGTTAATGTTATTAGTACTTTAAACGCAACATGGCAAGTTACAGGAGTCCAGCTAGAGGTTGGATCATCAGCTACTGAGTTTGAGCATAGACCGTATACGACTGAGTTGCAGTTGTGTCAGAGGTACTATCAAAATCCCGATCTTTCTGGTACTCGTTATATATGGGCTTATCCAATTGACAACTACACTGGAACTCATTACCGAGCATTTACATATATTTTTCCAACGCCTATGAGGACAAGCCCTACCTGTACAGTTAGCGCATCAAGTAATGGTTCTTTAGCAGGTGGTCAGCCGAGTATTCAACAGGCGCACCCATCCCACGCTTTAATTAGATCAGACACTACAGCAACAACTGCTTATGCTTACATAACAAGTTTTACAGCTAGTGCGGAGTTATAAATGTATAAATTATTAGGCATAGATGAACTTACAAACGAAACCATTCAGATGGTTAACCGATTATCTGACAATGCTCACATCCCATTCGATGAAGCAAACACAGACTATCAAGAATACCTTAAGTGGTTAGCTGAAGGTAACAAACCAGAGCCAGCAGACTAATGAAAAACTTTGATCTAGCTACGTTACTTGCTGGAATCATACCAGTAATGCTTGCTGCGATGTGGTGGGTTATTAGTAACGTCAATGATTTAAGAGGTGAGATACAACTGTTGCAAGCTAACATGGTAATGCTAGTAGACCCACAAGGTCAGATCATTCCTAGTTCTGGAAACGCTTTCGCTAGACAAGAACTTAAAGAAGAACTAATTCAAGAAATTCACAATTTAAAAGTTAGAGTTAAATTGTTAGAGGTATACAATGGCAAAGGACAGTAGACTAGAAAGAGCAGGAGTATCAGGTTACAACAAACCTAAACGTACACCAAACCATCCTAAGAAGTCTCATGTTGTTGTGGCTAAAGAGGGTGACAAGGTTAAGACTATTAGGTTTGGTCAGCAGGGTGTATCAGGTGCAGGTAAGTCACCTAAGTCTGCGTCAGAGAAAGCTAGACGTAAATCATTTAAAGCAAGACACGCTAAGAATATATCTAAAGGTAAGATGTCAGCAGCTTACTGGGCTAATAAGGAGAAATGGTAATGGCTATCGGATTATACGACAGAATACACGCTAAACGTAGAAGCGGAAGAAAGATGAAAAAGGCTGGAGACAAAGGCGCACCTACGGCTGAAGATTTTAAAAGAGCTAAACGTACCGCCAAGAAAAAACCTAAGAAAAATAAAAGGACTACTTGATGGAAGATCTAAACCAACAGATAGGTAGGTTAGAAGCTCAGGTAGAGTCTCTACAACGTCAGATGGAACAGTTGCGTATAGACGTTCAAGGAATGACTGAGCTAGTAACTAAATGGAAAGGTGCTGGTGTATTGCTACTAATACTAGGTGCTTCCTTTGGGTGGTTGGTAGATCTCATCCTAAACAGATGAAAATAAGTAAGTTTTTTGTTGCTATTTGTGCTATGCTTCTTTTACAAGGATGTACGGCTTTAGGTATTGCTAAAGCTATAATGCCAAGCAAATCAGGCACTAATGTCAATGCTAATGCTCAGGTAGGTAAAGAGAACACACAGCAGGTCGTAGGTCAACAAGACAACACCAAGATCGAAGGTGAGAATGTTAATGTTAGTCAGAAGGAAAATGACACCAGCATTAACACATCTAAAGTAGATAGCCTAGTGCAAAATAATACTAATGTACCAATGTGGTACTTATTGTTGTTGGTATTAGGGTGGTTACTTCCTAGCCCACAAGAGATATGGAATGGGTTTGTCAACTCAATAGAAAGAATAATTCATGGCAAGAAACGTAACAGCCGTAAAGACCAGAACAAACGATAGCGCAAAGGTTGATATGTATACTGTCCCAGCTAAGAACACTGCTGAGATACACATGATTTATATCTTAGCTACTGCTGGTAACGCAGACGCTGATCTTTATTGGTACGACAGTCATACAGCAACAGAGTATCCGTTAGCTCATGCTAAGGCATTACAAGCTACTAACGGTGAGTATTTGTTATTAAACGACTTACAAATAGATTTAAAAGAAAACGACATACTAAGAGTACAAAACAGTGATACAGCAAGCACAATTACTTACATGGTTAGTATGAATTTAGCACCATCATTAGCAACACAATTTCACTCATAGGAGATAGTTATGTACGGAAATTATAAAAAACCTGAAAAAAAGAAAACTAAATCTAAAAAGAAGAAGAAGAAGTAATGGCTAAGGGTGTGAAGCACTACTTAAAAGATGGAACAGTGTGGTCAGGTTCTTATCACAAGATGCCTAACGGAAAGCTACACACTAATAAGACACACACATCTACAAGTAAGCCTGTTTATCATTTTGGTGAGCTTTCTGATTCTGCTAAGAAAAAAGCTAGAAAGAGAACATAATGAATTACTTAGAGTTAGTCAATGACGTACTAATAAGGCTCAGAGAGGATGAAGTAACTGCTCCGACAGATACACCATACTCTAAGTTAATTGGTGTGTTTATCAATGATGCTAAGAGAATTGTAGAAGATTCTTTTCAGTGGAATGTACTGACTGAGACACTTACAGTCACGACATCTGCCGATCTTTTTAACTACGTCCTTACAGGATCTGGGCAAAGATTTAGAGTTATGGATGTTATTCATTCTGAGGAAGATTACTTTTTAGAAGGTGTTACTTCTAGCAAAATGAACAACTACTTATTAAATGGTCAATCATCAAGAAGTTCACCGATGTACTACAACTTTAACGGTGTAGATGCAAATGGTGATACTCAAGTTGACTTGTTTCCTATTCCTAAAGGTATTGAAAACATATTCTTTAACTTATATAAACCACAACCTAAATTAACAGACTCTTCAACAACATTACTTGTTCCTTCTGATCCTGTAGTTAAGTATGCTTATGCAAAAGCTGTAGCAGAACGCGGAGAAGATGGTGGATTATCATCTCAGGAAGCTAGTGCTTTAGCAGACGCATCACTAGCAGATCACATTGCTATGGCAGAGAGCAGACAGAACGATCAATACGTCTGGACAGCAGTCTAATGGCTGGAAGAATACAGTCATCCACAATATCAGCCCCTGCTTTTTTTGGGATTAATACGCAGGATAGTAGTGTTGATTTATCATCAGGGTTTGCACTAGAGGCATACAACTGTGTCATAGATAAGTTTGGTCGTATAGGTGCTAGACGAGGTTGGAGCAAAGTAAACACATCCTTGAACTCTGATCTAGCGTCTAACAGTATTGATTTTATTTATAACTTACCTGATCCAGATGTTACATTTGTTGGTGGTAACAACAAACTTTTTACTAGGGCTAGCGGTGCTTCTACGTTAGTTACAGCAGTTGATACAACAGTGGCTGATGCAGCAGGTACAGGCACAACAGCTTACAGCATTACAGCAAACGAATGGATGGGTGCTAGTATTGTATTTGGTGAAGGACCGACAGCTAGTCCTCACGCTTATTTTGCACAGGCTAATCACTTACCTTTAGTCTATCACAAACTAGGAGCAGATCATGCCCACACAGGTGCTTATGGTTTTAACTTACTTAGCGATGCTGGGACAGTACCTACCACATACGCTTCTGCTGCTGACTTTAAGCCTAATGTAGTTATAGGTGCTTATGGTAGAACATGGTGGGCAGACATTGCTAATGATAAACAAACAGTTTACTTTAGCTCGTTACTAGACGGTACTAATCTATCAACAGGTGACTCAGGTTTCTTGTCATTAATTGATGTGTTTCCTAACGGTGACGAGATAGTAGGATTAGCAGCCCACAACGGTTTCTTGATTATATTCGGTAAAAGAAACATTGCTGTCTACGCTAATCCTATTGATGTTACTAACTTACAGTTAGCTGATTTAATTGCTGATATTGGTTGCATAGCTAGAGACAGTATTGCTAACACAGGTACTGATGTTATGTTCTTGTCTGAGACAGGTGTTAGAAGTATTGCACGAGTCATTCAAGAAAAGTCAGCACCTATTAACGACATCTCATTTAACGTAAGAGATGATCTGATTGAGTTTGTAAAATCAGAGACTAACAAAGAAAAGATTAAAGGTGTTTACTATCCTAAAGATGCTTTCTATTTATTAACACTACCTACGTCTAAGTATGTTTACTGTTTTGATCTACGAGCTAGATTACAAAATAACGCAGCAAGGGCTACTATTTGGGATAGTCTTGAACCTACGGCATTACACGTTACTTATACAGGCGATTTGTTTATAGGACAAAAAGGTTACATAGGTAAATACTTTGGGTTTTTAGATGACGCAGCTACTTACAGACTACGTTACTACACTAACTACTTTGACTTAGGAAGTCCTACAACACTAAAGCTCCTGAAGAAAAGTAACTTTGTAGTTGTAGGTGGTGTAGGTCAAGACGTAGCACTCAAGTATGGTTTTGACTACATTAACTCATATCGTTCTATAACTAAAAAATTAAAAACAGGATCTAATGTTGTATCAGAATTTAACGTCAATAAGTATGGAGTTAGTGGAGCGACTGTCGTAGGTAGTCAGTCATTTAGTAATAGTACACCTACTACTAACACACTAACAGCACCTGACGGAACGCACTATCAAGTTGCTTTTAAATCTATATTAGATGAAGGTAATGGTTATGACTTACCTATAAATGTCAGATTAGAAGGAGACGGTTTTTATCACATTCCTACTACAACAGGAGAATCAGGAGATATAGAAGAAACAAACGCTACTATTTATTTGGTTAGTGCAAATGCTTTATCTGAATACTCTAGTGGTCTAGTGCTTGAAGAAGTCAACAGTAACTTAGGTGGGTCAGGTTCTATTATGCAGTTAGGCTTTGAGGCAGACATTAACGCTGCACCTTTGTCAATACAAAAGATAGATATTTATGTTAAAGCAGGTAAAACAATTTAAGGATAGGTATGAGTGATTATACAAAAGCAACTAACTTTACATTAAAAGACGGATTAACTACAGGAGATCCGCAGAAGATTATTAAAGGCTCAGAGTTAGACGCAGAGTACATAGCTATCTCTAATGCTGTTTCATCTAAGGCTAATCTAAACAGTCCTACGTTTACAGGTACTCCAGAAGGACCAACGCCTACTCCTTCTACAGATAGCTCTAATAAGCTAGCAACAACATCTTTTGTACAAGGTGCTTTGCAAGGTGCGTATCCTGTAGGTTCTATTTACATGAATGCTACTGTGGCTACTAATCCTTCTACCTTGTTAGGCTTTGGTACTTGGATAGCATTTGGTGCAGGTAAAGTACCTATTGGTTTAGATTCTGGTGACTCAGACTTTGACACTGTAGAAGAGACTGGTGGTAGTAAAACAGGTAGTGTTTCAGTAACTACTTCAGGTACTTCTGGATCTACTGCGCTTACAGAAGCTCAGATGCCAAAACACTATCACAAAATGCGAGGACCCACATTTACAACAGGTTATCCTCAAGGAAGTTCAGGATCAAGTGGTATTTATTTTGGTGGAAGTCCTGACGATAGTGGGCATTTATATGGCACTTATTCTACAGGTGGTGGAGCTACTTCTGCAGGTTATGAGACAGGAACAGGTAATGGTGACGGTCATACTCACAGTATTTCTTCGTCAGGAACTGGTACAGCAACTGTAGTTCAACCGTACATCGTAGTTTATATGTGGAAGCGTACAGCTTAATTTAAAAAGGAAAGAAGATGGGGTTATTCTCAAGCATTAAAGACGTAGCAGCAATTGCAGCACCAATAGTAGGAGCAGCCTCAGGTGTTCCGTTTGGAGCGCAGATAGGAGCTGCTGTAGGTGGTGCAATCTCTGGTAGGCAGCAAGCTAAACAAGCTGGAGAAACGGCTGCTCAGTATGATGCAAGAATGCGTCAACTAGGACAGCAAGGCTTCTTTAGACCTGTTGCGATGAAGACTCTTTATGGTCAGTCTGAGTTTGAAGTTGATCCTGTCACTGGAGCAGTTACTTCTGCTGGTTACACACCTAGTGAAACGGTACAAGAACAACAAGGCAGACTTGGTGTGATGATGGGTCAGGGACTAGACACTGCTGAGCAAGCCATACCGTTTGCTCAACAGTTTGCTGCACCAGCTCAAGGATTATTTAATATCGGACAAGACTACATTGCTACTTCTCCTGAACAAGCTAGAAATGAATATATGCAGAGGCAGATGGCTGCATTAAGACCTTACGACATTGAAGAAGAAGAGAGACTATCTAGGACTGCTTTTGGTAGAGGTCAGGGCGGTCTAAGCGTAGGTGCTGGTGGTAATCCATTACTTAAACAATTACAAGAATCTCGTAACAGACGTAACCTACAACTAGCAGCAGGAGCTGAACAGGCTGCACAACAAGCAGTCAACTTTGGAGGTCAACAAGTAGCTAAGTCTGGTGCTTTGATGGGTACTGGTTACGATGTGATGCAGGGAGCACTAGCACCATATCAAAGCTACTTAGCTAACCAAGCAAGACTAGAAGAGCTTGCACAACAGCCATTAACTATGGGGGCTAACTTAGGTGCTACGGCTATGTCAGGACAACAGTACGGTGCTGATATGGCTGGTTCAGGTGCTTTAGGAACAGCTCAGCAACAACTAGCTGCTGCTCAAATGAAGAATGATGCGATGCAAGGTTTGTTTGGAAATGAGAATCTAATGAAAGGAATAGGTAATATATTTAATCCTCCACAAGCACCTATTGAAGAAAGAACAATTATTCCTAACTTAGGGAAGTACGATCAGAACAGAGAAAGGAATCCAATGGTATTATCAGGAGGCTTCTCAGGAGGAATGTTTGGTGACATAGCTTCACCTATGAGTGCATACGGATTTTAAAGGATAATTATGGCTAATGGAATACTACCTTTGTTTGGACCTACTCCAGAGGAGTTGGAATATAAAAAGAGACAAGATCGAGAAGCACTTGCTAGACAAGACTACAGAGACAGATTAGCAGGAGCTGGTCAAGGTCTAGGAATGTATGGCGGTCTTGCTCAGCAAGGTGTACGTCTAGGAGAGAATCTAAGAACAATGAAACTGTTTGGTGAAGATCCTTCTCCTGAGATGGAAAGAGCCAATGTCATGCAAGATGTCATGAATAAGTTTGGTAAACAGGATATGACTAATCCTCAAGTCATGGCTCAAATGGCTAAAGAGTTAAGTGACAGGGGTTATCCGAGGGAAGCCATGCAGTTTATGGAAGAAGCTAAGTCAAGAGTAGCGACTGCACAAGCCTCTCAAAGAGAAGGACAGAAGCAAGACCTAGAAACTCAGAAGCTGCAGTTTGAGGTTCAGAAAGCTCAAAGAGAAGCACTAGGAGGAGAAGGAGAAACATTAAAAGAAGCGACCATCGGAAAAACTATAAAGATGGTTAACAGAGTAGAAACAGGTATGAGGTTAGCTTCTACTTTTGAAGAAACTTTCTCTGGTCTTGAAACACCAAGAACTTTAGCAGATGCTAAGAAAAAGTTTGATGAGAAACCTTCTGAAGAAACTAAAAGATATTATAACTGGTGGCTGGATTACGATACGTATACCAGTGAGATAAGAAACGAGTTGTTCGGAGCAACCTTAACAGATAACGAAGCTAAAGAGTTTAATAAAATTAAGATTAATGAAACTGATTCTCCAGCAATAGCAAAAGAAAAACTTATAAATCAATCTAAGTGGGCTAGATTAGGACTTCTTAAACTTATTAAGGGTTACAAAGACTCAGGATATAACACTTCAGGATTAGAAGCATCTTTAAGAAGTTCTGAAAAATACTTAGACTCACTAGGTGCTGACATATCTACTCCTCCTCCTAGCACTCTTGAAGATGGTGAAGGTGGTGGCGGTGATTGGACAGTTAAACCAAAAAATACAATAGTAATGTAAAGGGATAAGTAATGGCAACTCTAGTAGATTATGAAGTTACAGCACCTGACGGTACTGAGTTAATTGTTACTGGTCCTGAAGGAGCAACACAAGAACAGATTATAGCAGCAGCAAAAAAGCAATACAAAGCTAGTAGGAAACCAAAAGGACAGCCAACTCCTGACCCAGATCCTATTCCTACTCCTACGAAAAAAGATTATACCGATGTAGGTTTAGGACAGGTAGCTGAAGAAGCTGTTTCAGGCTTTGGTGCTTCTGCTAAGAGAGAAGCTATGGCTTTATGGGACGCTGTATCGAGTCCTATTGAAACAGCAAAAACTGTAGGTCAACTAGGTTATGGTATTTTACAAAACACTTTACCAGATGAAGTTGTTCAACTTATTGGAGAAGATGAAGAAAGTCAGCAATTAGCTTCTGCGGTAGGTGAGTATTTTGCTGATAGATACGGTGGTATGGAAAATATTAAAAGAACTGTAGCTACAGATTCAGCAGGGTTTATGGCTGACTTAGCTGGTGTACTTAGTGGAGGAGCAACCATAGCAGCTAAAGTAGTAGCCACTGCTGCTAAAGCAGGTAGAGGAGCTAAACTAGCAACAGTTCCTGCTGGGTTAGAAAAGGCTGCAAAATATGCTGCAAGGATAGATCCTATTACTTTTGGTCTTGCTGGTTTAGGTAAGGTTGCTAAAGTAGGAAACAAAAAACTTATAGCACCTGCTGTAGCAACTACTTTATCTTTTACCTCTGGGACTGGAAGAGAAGCTGTTTCTCAAGCATACAAAGCTGGTAAAGAAGGAGGAGATGCTGTCAAGAGATTTAGAGATAGCTTAACTGGAAAAGCAGATCCTACAGAAGTGGTAGCCAACGCTAGATTTAATTTAGATATTTTGTATAAACAAAGAAGAAGAAATTATTTAGAAGGTAAAGCAAATTTAAAAAATATTAACTTATCTTTATCACCTCTTAGAGCTAAATTGATTGAGCTTCAAAATATAAGAACAACAAACGCTTCTACTATAGAGGCTGCTGAAAAAGCAGCAGAAATATTACAAAGAGCTGAAAAACAAAATTACAAATCACTGGCTGACTTTGATGAGTTGAAGAGAACTTTAAACTCTGAATCTATGAATTATATAGGAGAAGCTAGGTCTGCTCTTTCTGAGATGGCTGAATTAGTTAGAAAGTCAATTGATGATGTTGATCCTAACTACAGTAAAGTAATGAAGAGCTACGAGAATGCTTCAAAAACAATTCAAGAGATTGAAAAAGCATTAAGTGTTGGAGACAAGAAAACAGCAGAAGTAGCATTAAAAAAACTATTAACTTCAATGAGAGATGGTGTTTCTACTAACTACGGACAGAGATTAAACTTAGCACAGCAATTAGAAGGAGTGACAGGAGGTAAGAAATTTATGTCGCAGTTAGCTGGTCAGGAGTTAAGTTCTGTTGTTCCTAGAGGACTTCAAGGAAGAGTAACAAGCGCATTAGCAACAGGAGGTGCAGCTTATGGCGTGGGTGCTGGTTTGCTTAGTCCTTCTTCTATTCTTCCATTGGCTCTTGCTTCTCCTAGATTTGTTGGAGAAGCCTCACAACTTGCAGGTAGAACAGCAAGAAGAGCGCAGCAAGCAGCACAAGTAGTACCATCAGCTACGCCTAGTTACTTAGGAATGTTTGAAAGATCTACACAAGAGGAAGAATAATGGCTAGTCGATTAGACCGTTTGTTAAACAATTTAGTAGGAAGACTTGGAGAATTTGGAATAGGAAGAGGAACTGCTGCACAGCAACCTGTTGGTCCTTCGTATCAAGATTACTCTGAAGATATTTATAATTCTTACAAACCTCTAAATCCTGTTCCTAGACAGGAATATAGTTTTGATCGTTATGAGCAACCTACTGTTAGATTCACATCTGGTATGTTAGGAGGAGAACCCATACAGGTAGAACAAGAACCACCTCCACCTCCTTTACCACCTCGTGTTCCTAGCAGACGTAGTGATGAACCTCCAGAAAGAATGCCAAATGATCTTCCTAGAAGAACAGCAGGTACTGTAGGAGAGCCACTTTCTTATGAGTCAGTATTACAAGATATACGACCTCCTGTCATGGATGATTACAGATCAGCGTTTGAAAGTCCTATAGACAATTCTGGACTGTTTACTGGCGATGTTTTATCTATGACCAGACAGCCTCCTGCTCCAACCAGACAAGAATTTAATCCACAAAGAGGTTCGATGGAAAGACCAATAGCTCCTGTTCCATCTATGGGGACTGTTATTCCTGACCCTAGTAGTTTATTAGAAGGACAAACAATGTTCGGAGGTCAGTTAGGTATGCCACCTCCTGTCGAGTCTCCTACATACGGAGATCAATACGAAAACTTAAAAGGTAAAAGTATTGAAGAGGTACGTCTTGAGTTAGGTAATCCAAGACTTGACGTTAATGAGAAAGGTGATTTGGTTGATCCTACTTATGATCGGTTTGGTGCAGTTGTTTCAGAAGTAGTAGTAATACCATCTTTTGTAAAAGACGATAGCTTATCAAGTCCTGCTGCAACATTAGCAGATCAAGCGGTTAAAGATCTAACAACTGAAGAACAACTTGATGCATATTTGGACAACCTAGAAAAACAAACAGAGGGATTTAAAACTCCTGAACAACCGAGGAAATAAAACATGGACATGATGAGTAATAACTATGATGCGTTTGGTAACATCCTGTCTACTCCTGAGATGGAGGTTATTCCTACAAGAAGAGCAGAAGTAGTAGACGTAAGTAATGTCAGTGATGTCAATCAAATAAGATCTCCATTAGCAGAAACACTGATGACAAAACATTTAAACAGATCAGGAATGGAAGGTCTTGATTCAACTAGAGCAAGGAACATCCTATATGACTTTGCTCTTAAAGTAGGTAGAGCAGAAAGTTCTGGAAATCCTAAAGCAAGAAATAAACCATTAGAGGGAAAAGAAGCAAGCTCAGCTACAGGACTTTATCAGTTTTTAGTAGGCACTGAAGGAGGACAAAGTGCTTTACAGACTGCTGTAAATAGAGCTAAGAAAAGAATAGATGCTCCGTGGTTAGACGAGGTATTTAAAACAGGTAAGGTTGAAGATCTGACACCAGATCAGCAGACTATTTTATTTTTAGGTGACATACTTGAAAAAGAAGGAAGTGACAAACTAATTAAATCTTTACTAGATCCTAATGCTAGTGAGAAGGAACAAAAGAAAGCAATGTATAAAATTTACTTGAACCTACACCACACAAAGAAAGAAGGTGAGGCGTGGGACCCAAAAATTCTTGCCAATGCTAACAGAGAAATATTAGGAATTAAGAATTAAATGGAGCAGTTCATCATAAACTTCTGGGAGATTATCTCTGGTCTCCTCATCGTAGTGTTCTTAGCTATTACTTGGAAGGCAGAGATTGGGGCACGCATCTCAGTGTTAGAAGAGAAAGTACGTGCCCTATTTGATTTAATTAATAATAAGAAAGATTAAATCTCACACACTCCTGCTGTACAAGCCAGTGTCTGTACTCCCTCCACATTGTCATCAACCTCGATGAGACTGTCCCAATCAATACTTGTAGGCATCTTGTGAAGCAGTTCTTTATACTCCTCCTCACTGCACTCTTCATAGGGTGCTTGTTTGTATGTCCCGCCATCGTAGGGCAAGAAGCTAACACCACTAACGTCATCGAAGTTCTTCCAAATCCATGAGCCTACTTCTACCCACTCATGCTCCTCAACAGAGATAGTGACTGAAGGCTTATGCTCACACCAGTGCTTCTGATACATCAACCATAAGTCTAAGTGTTCGATAGCTGTTATATCGTCACGCAGTAATGCACTGTCTGGTGACTTCTTAGGAAAGCTAAAAACAGTAGTAGATTCTGGTCGTAGCACACAATCTTCAGACGGTATACCCTGCTCAGTCATGAACGTCGATAGAGGATCTTTCTTATCGCCTCGAACCCTACGAACATAATACTTACTGTGTCTCGTATGAATACCACTGGCACTATCAACAAGCTGACTAACAGTGCCACTAGGCTTAATGCAAGTGATGGCAGCAGACACAGGAATATCAAGCTCAGTGGATAGCTGTAAGTTTGTATCAACCGAAATGTCTCTGAGTCCTTCAAGCATTTCTTTAGTTTTCTCACTGGTTTCTCCCATAAGTTTGTTGTCTAGGATACCAGTCAGTGACACACCTAGCAATCTCTCAGCCTCAGTATTCTTCTGCCATATTTTTCTGAGATAAGGAAAGTGAGTCATTGTAGACTGATACGTTCCTAATATAGTAGCTAGTCTGACCTTACGTTCTAGGTCGTACTTGGTATCTGTATCTCTAACCACAACCTCAGACAAGTTACAGAACTGATAAGGTCTAAGGATAATCTCGGAACATGGATTAGTACCGAACTCGAAGTCTGTGTCTCTTCGACCATTCTTCTTAGCAGTAGCTACAGCAGCCTCACGATTAAAGATACCTCGCTCACCACTGTGACTGTGATACAAGCTGGTCCACTCATTGAGGAACTGACCGACATCAGGCTTGGTAGCATACACAGCAGAGTTGTTAGCCAATGCACGTTGAGGATTAGCTTCCCACCATTGACCTACTTTAGCGTGACGCATCTTGTCATCTTCCAGATCAGACAGTGAGATCATAGCTGAACGTCTAACACCACCCACTACTACAACCTCAGCTACCTTACACATAATGTCATGGCACTCTAGTGTGTTGAGCTTGCGTCCTACTGCACCTTGAAACTTATTAATAACAAACTCAATCAACTCATTCAGTGGTGCTGGTCCACTAGCTCTACCACCAAAGGTCTTGAGTCTAGCCCCTGCAGGTCTAACCTTTCGTAAGTCCCACTTAGGTATCTCACCAGAGTACAGCAGTGCTATGACCTGACGTAATGCTTTAGCCCAGCCTTCCTTACTATCAGCAACAACGATAGTCGTGTCTGACTTGAATAGTTTCTCAGGTATCTCAGGTAGTTTGTCAACATACTTATGCTCAACACTGAAGCCTACACCAGTACCACACAGTAGTATGTACATAGCCTCATCGAATGCTTTAGGATCATCAACAGGTAGATAGCTACAGTTGTATCCTGCTGTGTTGTCTCTATCGAGTGCCTTACCTGCTGACATGATAGAACGCATAGAAGGTACTACCTCTAAGTTCTTAATAGCCTCTCGCAACTCTGAGTCTGTTTCCATAGGAATCACATAGTTATGTTTAGTCTCTAAATGATTCTTCATGAAATCCATGTATCGGTCTACTGTCTCATACCAGTTCTCTCTACGTCCCTCATCCTGCACAAATCTGCAGTATCGAGACTTAGCAATATACTCTTGATAAAAATCCATCATTCTATTTCCTCTATAAGTTTGTCATAATTGTTTTCTACAATATCTTCAAATCTAGTTAATATATCTAAAGACGTAAGATCTAACATTTCAATTATTTCTATTTCATCTACTACAGATAATTTTTCTATAAGTTCAGGAATCGTGAGATTCATCTGAGTTCTCCATGTCTTCTATTTCCATCAACACTAAAGTACAGTATCCTGAAATGTCCCTCCAAGAATCATCATAGAGAGGATC